CTTCCTTATCATATCCGTTTTCTTTCATCCATTCTTCTATGGTTTTATTAACCATAGTTTCACCCCTTTTACCATTTTCAATTGGTAGAAATCTATTTGGGTCACTAATTGGAATATAAACCCTTTCCTGAAAAGAATTTTTCAATTCAGGTCTGGGATTAATATTATTAATTCCATGAAAAGCTCTTGATGTAGAATTACTCATTACCTATATTTTATAGGTTCTGATAAAAATATCAAGATCTTTTTTAGGACATTGCTTCCTGACCAACAATGTGTACACCAGCAGTAACAGCCTGTGTAGTTGTAACTGCAACCGTTAAGATATCTGGAGTATTTCCACGGATGTTGTTATATAATGGGAAGAAGTTTTGCAAGTTAACGTCCTGAACCGTACCAGCGGCAGGGGTTAAGAAACCATAAACAACTTCACCACCAGTTACAGCAGTTGCATTTAAATCCAATTCGGCAAATGAATAAGTTGATCCACTTGCAGAAAGAGGCTGGAAGTTTGCACCAGTTAACTTAACTGGATTTGTTGGAGTTGAAGCAATTAACTGAACAAGTGCTGTTCCGTTTGAAGTAATGAACATATCCTGTGGAAGAATTTGCCCACGATCAATTAAACCAATCTGGTAAGGAGCACCAGCAGTAGGAGTAAATGGAATTGAACTTAATGTAACAACATCAACAAAACTAATTGAATTTGTATTGTTAGCAGAAATCTTAGCAGTATATCCGTTTGGATATGTTGTTGAAGATAAACTTGGGAAATAAATTGCACGACCAACTAATTGATTAGTTGCCCAGTTTGAACCAGAAAATGCAATAAAATTGTTTGTAGGAGCAGGATTTGATGTAATAGGAGCATATGAACTATTATATTCAATTACACCCATTGTACGAGGACGGAAAGACATCAAGGGAATTGATGTTCTATTAGCAGGAACAGCTACGGTTGCACTATTTCCATAAGCATAGGTAAATCCTCTTTGTGGATCTCTCTGACCTTCAACGATAACCGATACACCATAATGCATGAAATTAGCAGATGTATTTGAGAAAGTTGTATCTCTCTGTTCGTATCTTACTGGTAAGTTACCAGTTCTACTCCACGCAAATTGCTGTAAGTTACCCATTGTCTGCTCATGGAGAATATAGGGTTCGCCTCCTAAAAGAACACCCCAACGTAAGCAACCAGCACCATACCATGAATATTCTAACCATAACATTTGGTTATCATTCCAGTTGATCGAATTTTTAATTCCACTTGGATCACTCCATTGATCAAAACTTATTTTATAATCAGTGTAAATTGAGTTTGTTGAAGTTCCGGTAAACGCATAAGGATTAATATCACTTCTCCAACAAACATAAATACCAGCTGGGTTATTTGCTGATAAAGAAGTATTTAAACCAGTTGTATTGATACCACTTGTTGCATATACACCAGAAGAAACAGCCGCAACATAAGATAAACCTAAAACAGAAGATGTTGTTGAATTTAAAGTAGAAGCTGGTGTACCTTGCTCAAAGAACATTCCGTTTGCATCATCAAAGAAACCTACACGTTGATATTGACCACCGTAAGGACCTCCAAAATTCGTAGCGGTTGCCATATACATCGATTTACCTGGCTGGTATCTATGATAAGGTCTTGATTGGCGAATGGTTACGTCACCGCCAGAAAGGATTTGCATGAGTACGCCACCCATACCTGGCAACTGTTTCACGGTAGCGGTTCCGTATTGGGAGGATGTAAAAATCTCCCAACGCAATGGCTGGAGACCATATTCAAAGTCAGCTTCATAAATATTCTGTGAAAGGGAAACCTTGGCAGCACCTACAACACTCTTATTTCTCTTACCAAACTCTACATATGTATTTCCTGCACCACTTGCATTTACTGGAAATACTGCTTGAGCATAAAGTGGTGTTCCTTGTGTATTTGGGACAGAAAACCATGAATTACTCCAAGCAACATTTGGATTCATTTGGAGTGTTTGAAGAGTAGGCGTAAATTGGATAGACATATTATTCCTAATTACTTACCCCAAAGATAAGTCAAAAATAACTTAAAAGTTGGCTGCCAAGGTAGGGATCGAACCTACGACTTGCAAGTTAACAGCTTGCCGCTACTACCGCTGAGCTACTTGGCAATAATAAATTGTTCTTATATCTTATCAGTATTTTCTAATTTAGCAATAAAATTTTTAACATATTTTTCCACAATTGGTAATATTTCGCCTACATATTTACTATGCATATATTGATGGTGTATTTTAAGATAAATCTCGTATCGGAGAGACTCGAACTCTCGGTTCCTTGCTCCCAAAGCAAGTGCCATAGCCACTAGGCGACGATACGATAAATTTATCAAGTGCTCTAGCCAAGCTGAGCTACACTCCGTATTCTTAATATACTAATACGGATGTATTATAAAATCAACAAAAAAAATTTAAAATTCGGCAGATTGTCTTCCATGCCAATTTACACCTTGGGAAGATCTTTCGCTTTCCAAATGGAAACAAGAAACCGTTGGAAGAAGAATACGATTTTCTCTTTTCCATTGAAGAGCATGTTGAACATCACTTCTTTCTGCTCCATACTGATTATCTGGATATTTGAGATTCCATTTCTTCATGTATGAACCATGCCATAACTGAAAAAATCCAATTGGAGCATATCCAAATTCACGATGAACGAGCCTTGCACCTTCTTCTAAAACTGGTTTTTCAAAAAGAAATTTATCTCTATATTGCTTATTAAACGCAGAACTTTTGATTAATTTATTGTATTCGGCTCTTCCGATTACGTTTTGGCGATCCATTCCATAGATACAATCTTTATTTAATGGAGTCATAAACAAATTATTTCTAAAATTATGAGGAAGTAAAATATCTGCATCAATATGAGCAACCCAATCATTATATCTTAAGTGAGAAAGACCCAAATTAATTCCACGAGCTTTGTTGAAAGGATCTTCACTCTCGTAAAAGCAATCAGTAATTACAGGATCAATATTGAAGTGACGGCAAATTTGTTGAGTTTCACGATCTGCAAAGCTTGTAACAACCACAACATTGTCAAAATACTGTAAATTATGTGGTAATGTCACCCAAAGAAAATCTGGATAGTTCACACAAATTGTGACCATCTCTAAATATCTTCCTCCGTTTTTTGGGCTTCTTGGGTCTAATTCTCTGCTCATTTGCTAATACTTACTAGTGTAGAACCACATTAAAATGTGTCTTTTTTGTAATAAAAATGGAGCGTCAAGTAGGATTTGAATATCTATTCTTTCTATATTTTACACCCTTATACCAATTTTGATTTAACAGAACATCAAACTGTTCTTGTGTTACCATTTTAGATTTTTTATAAAAATCGTTTGATATCCAAAATCTATTTCTATTACAATTATTCTCTTTCATCCTTTTGCTATACTCTAATCGTTTTTCCTTTGATAAGGCATTTTTCATTTTTTCAACAAATCTTTTTCTATATTCTGGATCAGATTTTAATTTGTTAGCATGTATTAAGTGTTGATTTTTTTTATGGTTTAATTTGTTTTTATTTACATAATAAAAATTAGCTGGTCCACCAAGCTTGACATTGTAGTTTGTTTTATCATTTACGAATTCTTCATTAACAATTTCAATTTCTTTTTTGTACATTTCTTCTTCTGTATTAAACCACTCTAATATTTCTTTTTTAAAATTTTTATTTCCGTATTTTTCTATAGCTTTTAATATCAATTTTCCAGATCCCATATACCCATCATCTAAATTATTAGTACTATGGACACCTATATAATATTTTTTATTAATTAAATTGGTTATTTTGTATAGATAGTAAAAATTATTCATATACATATACTTACTAGGCAAGGGTCTAAAAATCATAAAAAATGAGCCTGATTTCGGTAACGCTCCGAACATAACGGTTTTGCAGACCGTGGACTTCTCTTGCTGTCTCATCAGGCAAAAAATGGAAGCAGGTGTGGGATTCGAACCCACGGAACCGATAAAGGTTCTCCGCATTTCAAGTGCGGTGCAATAAACCGGACTCTACCAACCTGCCATATTTGGAAGGAGCGGTGGGATTCAAACCCACGGAACCTT